AGGTGTCTGTAGAGAAACCTAGGAACGCTATTAGCATTCCTAAAAGTTTCATGATTACTTAGCCTTCTTTTGATTGAAAGCTGGAACCATTGCTTTGTACTGGTCAGCTAATTGTGTATAAAAATCTTTGCTTGTGAAAATCATACCCAAAGCCATAGCTGATTGCATTCCTGCATCTGCGGCTGCTTTAGTATATTTTGCTTGTGCATCAACGAATGAATTCATTGCATTTTTGATGCCTTCGTGTTGAACTGTTTGTTCTACGAATTTCTTTTTGAAGTCTGAAACGCCGTCAATAAAGGCGTAAGTTGCTGTGTTAAACATGTTTATCTCCTATGTGTGTGTTTAAGTGTTGAGTTTTTAAGTAGAACTCTAACTACTTTATTTATGCCTTATTATAGCACGTTTCTCGAAATTTTTGTAGAGCTTGCTCTCTAATCTCAGCTAACCTTGTTACAATACGATCTGGTAATTCAGCATCGGCATCCCAAAGATTTTTAACTTTGACTAGTTTTGGTCTTACGTAACTACGATGTAAGTCTAACTCGACTATATCGTAGTTATCGCTATCCTCTACCTTACTTACCGGCTGGCTTTGCTTCCGGCTTAGCAGTTGCTGCCGGAGCCGCTTCTGTCTTGGCAGGAGCACTTTTAGTGGCATCTGCTTTGGGAGCAGCCTTAGCATCCTCCTTCTTCTTAGCCAACTTCATTTCAGTCTTTGGTGCTTCAGCTTTTGCAGGAGCTACCGGAGCAGGAGCCGCTGCCGGTGCTGTTTTACCAATATTCTCTGGTTGCTTGGCAGCTTGTGCGAAAGCGGTAGCGATACCGAAAGAGGCGATAAGAGCGATTGCGATATTTTTCATGTTAGGTTTCCTTTAAGTTTATGAAATCGTAGATTTTTGTGTCTACATATATATAACGCGGTAGCCTGTTGTTTCGTTGACGAGTTCTTTCCCATTTTAATAAATACTACATGTTATACATATCTTATCAAGGAATCTACGACGGGCAAAACTACGAAAAAGCCAACACCCCCAATCAAATTGGAACTGCGTTTAACAATGGTTTTTCTTGTATGGTAGATGTTTGGAGAGTCAACAATAAACTTCATGTAGGAACTGCAAATGATCTGATTGAAGTAAGTGACGCTTATTTACAGGGTAACAGATTTTGGATTAGTTGCCAAACTCAGGATACTTACAATTGGTTTACGACTCAATCAATTAATCTGTATCCTAACTATTTTATCTTTGAGGCATCTACTCCACCTCCACCTTATGCTACTGCAAGCAACGGTAAACTAATCACACCAGGAACAGTTCCTATTAATAATAACAGTGTGATATTTTTACCCGAGATTCAGGATAGGGGAATGTTGAGTACAGTAAACTTACGATGTTATGGTGTATGTAGCACTTACTTGACCTTCATAAAACGAATGCGTAATGAAGGTCATTGGTATTAAATTATCTTCTTACTTTTACTGACGCTAGATAATCTTGTAAGTTCCCGTATAAACCCAGCATCATTGCTACTTTACTATCAAAGATTCTTATATAGAACAATTTGGTCTTTTCTTTCTGACTTACCCCTATGTAGTATGGGCATTTTATTTTCTTGTTTAGTTCCATCACAAAGTTGTGATAACTTTGACCATCTTGTTTAAACTCATAGTCATAGAATTCTATCTCTGCTAGTTGAAAGGCAGTTAAGCCTATTTCGGTTAAACGCAGGCCTTCTTGTCTGCCTGTCTGCCACCATTTGAATACTACATCTTCAATTGGTAGCTCGTGGTATATCCTATGTGATTTTGGAATCTCTGCTAATACAGCCTCAGTTATTTGCTGTTTAATCGACTTGCTGGTCATCTGGGTATACCACACTACCCGAGTTCATGAATACAACGGTAAATTTATCCGTCTTAAATTGATTGTTTAATTTGCGGCATAAATTTCGTGCATGACCGGGATTACTGAAACTTGTCTTTTTATACTTAGGTGTTGTTGCGTTATCTAGATAATGCTGTGACTTTAAATTGATAGGTTGTCCATCATAAAACACAGCCCAAATGCCAGATGCTTCAACGACTTGGTCGCATTTATATGTTATCTTGTCTACTAACTCTAGTAAGACTTTGGGTTGTGATCTACTCATTAAAAACTTCCGCCTTTGATTTCTACTTTTATTACAGGTTCTTCATCAGGTTTCTTTTCGCTAAGATTCTTATACTGGTCTGCTAACAACTTAGCTAATTCATCCCGTAGGCCTCGCGCCTCAATAATCGGCATAACAAAGTCTCTGCCCTGTTTACTCTCTATCATAGAAACCCTATCGATAAACCTTTTGATGTGTATCATAGATTATTTATCATGCTTTCCGCTTCGGCCTCAGTTTTAAAAGGACCGTGATAAGGGTATCGTTGCACAAATATATACTTCGGACACAGTATTGTTTCAAAACTACCGTTCTGATTAATAGCAAACCAGCCTGCCGCATAGTAGCATTTGCTCTTAACCGTCTTTGTATATAAATGCAATCTACGCTTAATGTCTAACATAGAGTTATAGACTTTTCCACTAATAGGGTAATTTGCAAATGGTAGCTTTGCTGTACTTCTATCAGTTTTTAGTGTTTGAAATTGAATTCTAGTCTTTTGTTTTAGTTCACTGGTGTTTTCAAATCTACGACTTACGCCGTTTATTTTAACTTCGAATCCAGAACCTTCAGCAATAACATTACCTACTTTTTGTTCTCCGTCAGTGACTACCCAATATTGATCTTTGATGATCGGTTTAGCAACTAGTGCATTCATTCTTTTTCTCCGTCTTTGTAAGTGTACCATCGATTTTCATCGTAATTCCAATGTCTTGTATCAGGCATTGAGATTCTAAATTCCCATCCGAATAGACTGATTTCAAAGCTTGGCCCAGCGTGGTCACTTCCACTAAAATTAGTAGACAACCCAAAACTAAACAGTGTGTAGTTATACTTGAAAAATCCAATCTCCAATGATGTGTGCTTTCCTATCAACCATTCACCTTGATACAAATCTCGCCATGGATTCTTCTTTTCGTTGTGAAAGGGGTTTCTCACGCTAAAGCTTAAATCAATCATTATCTTCCCTAATCTTCATAAAAGGTATGATATCGTTATCAAAAATTTGAGACATTGTACGCCATAATCCTGTTCGTTCAGATTCAGTCATCCCTGCTACCCAAGGTGGATCACTGGGATCTTTATTTAGTCCGTAATCATGGCGATATGTATAACACATCGATGTTATAATCTCGTCCCTCGTCTTCATTTCAAATATGTTCATCTTTGGTCAACTCACACATCAACAAGAAATGCTCGTATGCTTTCTTTACAGATGGGTTTGTCATTAATCGTTCGGCCTCTTCCATCATAGCCTTAACGCCTGCTTCGGCGCAGTCATGGACACTAGCGCCATAGAGAGTACACAGTTCATCACCCATTTCTTTTGCGAGTTTTTCCCATGCTTTCTTTTGACCTTCAGTAATAGGAGATCGTTGTGGTCGTAGTTCACTTGCCTTAGTGATAGCACGACAGATAGCATCCTCTGCGACTCTACCTGCGGCAATCATAGCCGCATAGTTAGGATCAATACCGAACCTGCGACTAGTTCCGCCGGGATAAACCATAACCAAATGAGTGCCCTTTGGAAAGCTATCCAACAGTTCGTTATCATATTCTGCAACTGGAACATATTTGCGTCCTTCTTTAATGTAATAAATCTTTTTCATTGTTCTAATACTTCCCAAATTAATTCTTTGGTTTTGATGTATGCTACTGGTTTTAACCAGCCTCTGTCAATGCAATTGGCTAAAATCAACTTGTACTCATATGGACATTGGTTTGAAATTTCTAAACCTGCACGTGGCACTACCTTGATACCATCAGTCATGTAAAAGTGTTCATCGCCCCGTTGAATTTCTTTGAAACGATTTTCCATTGCAGTGAAATTAGTGTTCATTAAGTTGTCCTGTATATGGTGCGTTAAGCCACTTACTGAAAGCCTCAACATTTTGTGAGATTTTTTCAAGATTATGCTTCCCACAAAAGCGCATGAAATGTACTCCCACTTGCGGAGTAGTAGTTACTCTAACAGATTCACGAATACGTTGGTCGAACTTTTGTTTCATGTCCTCGGGTTGAGCAGTAAGATCAATAAGCATACGGTTGCGATTGTATGCGTCACGTACACATACCTCGACACCATTGTGGTCGATCCATTTTTGCAACATGAAGTTGTTCCATTTAAAGCCTTGCTTGTCACGATCATCAAATGCCTCACGAATACCTACACGATTTTTAGAACCTTTTTCGGGGGCGCGGGGATATGCGGTAAAAACGTTGTCGGAAGAATCACCGCGGATACATTTTTTAAATAATAAGTATTCAGGATCTTCAAGCAACTTAGGCTTCTTCTCTTTATCTAGTACAGGCCTACCATTTTCTTTGAAGTATCCTTGTAGTGTTGCAAGTTCACCAGTAACACCATTATATTGCTTGACCTTTTCAGTAATCAATTGATTATAATCAGTATCAGTACTAATAATAAAGTGTTCATTTTCGGGGTGCATGTGGATGAAACGGGCGATCAGATCATCTGCCTCGGCCCGTTCATGCCTGAGGACACTACAATTAGTTTTGGTAGTTAGATATTCTGTTAATTTTGAATATGTGTCCCAAAACATCCTAGATTCTTCTTTTTCTTCCTCGGTCACTGACATTTCATCGACAATGCGGTTCCTCTTATACGGCTCGTATATGTCTTTGCGGAAGCTACGACCCTCTAAACAGAATACGACATGGTCAATTGAGTACTTTCGTACTGCCTGATTGACTGATGCGAATGTAAGATGCAGTGCAAATGCTGCTTTTTCTTCCGGATCAGTATTGCGTGATGCAACGTGCCTGGCACGAAAGAATGTGTTAGCAAGGTCAATGAGGGCGTAAGTTTGTGTCATGTGTCTATTATATACTACTATTTAATAAAAGTCAAGCCTTATTTTTTCCGAATACGTAAGTATTCAAAAAGTCACGTTGACGTTGAGTTTTCAACATGTGAACGTTAGGGCAAACCGTTGCATGATTAGATGGATCATTGTTATAACGATTGCCATCGATGTGGTCAACTTGTAGTGTCGTTTTCCAATCTTCTATAAAATCACCCAATGAACTAGTGTCGTCACCGTATTGTTCGATATAGCCCTTTACTGCTTGCTCGAAACAAACACCTTTGCAAGCCTCGCAATAATCTTTACGAAACAGTTGGTTTAATTGACCACTGTCGAATGCGAGTCGCAGGCCAGACATTAACTTTTTTGGGTCCTTACCTCCGAACACACCCTTAAGGATATAATCGATGCCATCGATCATGTCAAACGTATCTTCTGTGTAGAATTCTTCAACCAAATTCATCAATTCAGTATCTTGCGGAAGGATAGCAAATGAGGTAGACAACAATGAATAGTACGAACATACCAAAGACTTAATTTCATCGGACACTTTCATCTTGCGAATGAAATCAATTCCGATTTCATGATCTCGAAAGAAAGGCAAACGACAAGTACGTGCAACAAACTGTGTATAACTGTTATGAATCTTTTGTTGAGCAGGAACCTTACAAACTACCGCTGTAATCAATCGAGGGATATTGATCCCCATCTTGCCTGAATCGACTACTACCATTACCAATGGTCGATTGATATATACCGGGCTATTTGCTAACTTAATACCTTCGCTCATGCGTTTGATTTTTTGACCATCAAAATGCTTTTCCTTAGAAGTGGAAACAAACAATACAGCATTAATTCGTTTAACAAACGCTTTAACGTCTTTCATTACTGTGTCAATTGGAATACCATTAACTGCATTATTGCGGCCCAGACTGATGATGATGCCTGGCATCATCTTAGGCATCTTGTCTGCTACAGATTCCCATGTAGCTTCTGGAATCAGAATTTGCTGATTTCGAATTTCGTTAACTTGCCATGCAAATGTCTTGTATGCGGCTTCTAATGTTTCATGAAGTTCTTCACGATTTCCATGATATTCAAACTTAGTAAATGCATTTGATTCTTTAAATTTTGGCATTGTGGGCAACTGCACATACTTGTCAGCACCAACCAAAGTCCTCATACGTTGAGATTGAGTAGGTGTTGCAGTCAAATGAATAATAACAGTTCCCGAGTTCATCATGGCAGTTTGCATATCAAACCACTTTGGTTCCCAATTATTGTTAGTAGTACCTTGATCTTCTTTTGTAGTAGATGCGTCAGGCACACCTAAACCTCGATGAGCCTCATCATTAAAGATCAGATCCGGCAACATCAAGTCAAAATCATCAGGGTTAGTTGGGTCAAAATTTTCATACAGACCGTACATGAATTGAGTAGTCATGAAAAAGTAACGAATGTCGCCCGGTAAGTCAATATCATTTTCCAATGCATATTTCAATTGCTTACTGTCATACACTTTTACTAGTTTTTTACCCATGTAAGTACCATCGTACTTCATCATACTTTCAAGTGGTTCGTCCACACATTCTTGTGAAGGTGCAGCAAAAAAAATGTTATTGATTTTTTTAAACTTTTGAGCAACAAATGTTGCAGTGTAATTAGTGATGGTAAAACTTTTGCCGCTGCCTGTCGGGGCTTGTACAACAATTGCTTTCTTTAAAGGTGCTTTTAGAATCTGTTCAATTGCGTCAACTACATTGTCAACTAGATATTCTTGTTGTAGTGGCTCGATAGCAGGTACGATGATTGAACCAATTGCTTCTACTACAGGTAACCGTTTTTGCATGTGTACTCCAAAGAGTTGTTAAAGTAAGTTACTATTATACAACCAAAAACAATAAAAGTCAACCTTTTTGTTGACAAGTATAATGAATACTTTTAGCTTACTTCAGTACGTCCATTACCCAAATCTCGTGTGACTACATTGCGTACATCTCCGGGTGACCGTTTACTGGGATCAGCCCATTCTTGGTCAAAAGTCTCTAGTACAGTCGCTCTGCACAGACTAACCCAATATCTATCTACTATATCATTGTCGGTGTCAGTTTCTTTCATTTTGTAACCTGCACGAATCAGATTCAAAACAAACTTATCGTTGAAGTCAAGTTCTACTGAGCCACTGTTAATGTCATTAGGATCTACTATCATCCTAACAATGTTAATGTAGGGTTCACCTGCCGCGGTTGCTTTTTCTTTTTCAGTAAGTTGTGGTGCAACTTTCTTTTCTTTTGGTTTGCGAGGTTTCTTAACCTTTGGAACTTCTGGTTCCTTAGAAGGTTGAGGTTTTACCTCTTCCTTCTTAAACATATTTTTTAATTTATCAAACATTTACATATTCCTCATATAGTTTGAAGCTAGCCAAGTTCTTAGCCTTTGACTCGCACATCATATCGAATTTATCATTGAAAGTCATAGCCCACTTATTTACTGCATGATTCCAGTAGTAGTCACTGTGGGCACGTAACTTTTGCTTGTTGCTACCATTGGCAATTAAGCTCTCGCGGTCAGGAAGAGTATTACTGCAATGACCAACAAGGATATCTTCACGTGAAACACGATAATGTAGAGTAGGGCGGATATGGCGCCAAGAATCAATAACAGACTGAACCCGCTCTTCGGTGACTGCCAAGTATTCTCCCGATCGCACCCAATGATGATGAATGTCCAAAACAATTGGAAGCAGATCAGATAGAGTAAGGCAATCGTCAAGTCCCCATGTATTTTCTTCGTTCTCGATAGTAATAGTGTTTCGTGCTTCGGGGCTAAGTCGCTGGTATGCTTTACGAATACCTTCAGGACCTTGACGACCACTAATGTGTACATTAATTTTCATGTCCTGAAAAGTCTTACCGTAACCCATAAATCTAGCCATGTCAGCGTGGTATTCAAATTCTTCAATACTCTTATTTACTACCTCAGGACGATCACTCGCAAGAACTACGAATTGGTCAGGATGAAAACTAAGACGAACATTGTTTTGTCGTGCAGTCTCGCCGATAGGTGCCATCCAACGTTCAAGACTAGATTGAATGTCGGGGCGATGCCAAAAGTCTTTGTAGGCATCGTGTGTATAGAAGCTGAACATGTCGCTAGTAATGCGCAACATTCTCAGTGGCTCGGGGAGAGTAGCTACTTTTTTGACCAGTGCATGGGTATTGAGAATGTTAGTCTTAGCAACATCAATGATCTTTTCCTCTACCATTGACCGATTGTTACGATTGGCCCATGCAAGTGTAGTGCCACCTGTATTGAGGCCCTCTGCACTAGCAATCTCGCCCTTCTTGTTGATTTCAGCCCATTTGCAGGCAAAACCGATGCGTTTAGTAGTAATGTCAAAAGAGTGCATAAGAGTCCAAAGTGATAAATAATAGATATAGTGTAGCACACCTACGCAATAAAGTCAACTATTTACGGATACAATCATGAAAGCATCGGAAATTATAAACGAAGATTGGCAAAAAACCAATAAAAAGGACAAAACGGACGGCATGAGCAGAAAAGCTGTTAAAGCCTATCGCCGTGAGAACCCAGGTTCTAAGTTAAAAACTGCGGTCACGACTAAGCCTTCAAAACTAAAGAAGGGTTCTAAGAGTGCTAAACGCCGTAAGAGTTTTTGCGCTCGTATGAGTGGTATGAAAAAGTCACGAGCCAGTGCAAAAACTAAACGAGATCCGGATAGCCCAATCAACAAAGCACTACGCCGTTGGAACTGTGAGTCAGTTGAACAATTACAAGAATTATTGATGTTAGCTGAACAGCTAGTTACAAAGACTAAGAAAGAAATGTTATGAATTTCAAAGAACTATTTGAAGGCGTAGAGCCAAAACTACCTGGTGCCCCTGAAGGCATTCAAATTATGACACCTCAGCAATTCGTTGCTAAAGCTGGCGACATGCCCGGTGAAGAATCAGAAGAAGGTGTAGCGGAAGTTAGTGATGCTACGCTAACC